AAGCTAGGTGAAGCACTTGTTGCTATTGCTAGGTTTGAAGAAAAGATGGATGCTTATAATGAGTATCGAGAAAGATCTTGGGAAAGAATGAATAAATTTTCCGAGAAACTTGACGTGATCGAGAAGAAGGTTGAAGAAAACGCCCACACTGTAAAGATAATAAATAAATTATTCTGGGTAGCAATCATTGCTATTGCAGGATCAATCGCGACAAACATTTGGATGTAACGGAGAAAAGAAATGAGCGAATGGATTAAAAGACTAACTGAGCGTGCTCAGAAAGAAGCAATGGATCCTGTAGATAAAAAAGAGCTTAAAGGCAAACACAAGGATCGAAAAGATAAAGACATCGACAATGACGGTGATGTAGACTCATCTGACGAGTATCTACATAAGCGTCGTAAAGCTATCTCACAAAAAGAAGCTTATGAAGGTGTACCAACATCTAAGCCTGGTAAAGGCGGACCACAGGATGAGCCTACTAAAGGTTTATCGCCGTCTGCAAAAGATCAGCTTAAAAATAAAACACCAACACCTGAGCCAGCTGATGCAGAAAAAGTTCATGCCAAGAACTTTAAAGATTTTCGTAAAGGCATGAAAACAGCGGCTAAGCGTACTGGTGACAACGATAAAGGCGATAAAAACGTAGTTAAATAATGCAACTCTTTGATGAAGTGAATGATGATAACTTCATTCTCTTTGCTGCAAGACACTACTACAATCCAAAGTGTATTGATGTAGAAGAGTTTTATGAAGATTTGAATAGATTTAAGTATATAAAAAGATTATTAAATCGTTATATTGAATCAGGCAAACTAGCCGAAAGACTAATACTAAATCATGTAATTGTAATATTTAATGCATTTGATGTAAATCCAACTTTAAAAATGCTTGAATATAAATTGAATGATGAACAATGGAAAGTAATAAAACCATTTTTAGTTTTCTTGAGGCACATAAAAAATGATGAATATATCAAAGTACCTATGGATAAGAATGTGGTAGAAGCGTTAAGGAAGATTTAATGGGAATAGTAAAAAGAGCTGCAGATTTAGCATTTACCTTCAGGTTCCTACGTATGTTAGTTATGAAGTGGGAGAGTTGGGATGCATACAAACTCGGTATCATCGACGATAAAGGTAAAAGAGATAAATCTGTAAAGCTTGACAATGATGAAAAAAAGTCTGCTTACACTCCGTTTATTAGATTAGCAGCAAATGTTAAGAGGCTAGTAGGTCAGAACAAACTGACTTCACTAGCTTCAGCGCTATATCTCATTAGAGAATACAATGGCTTATCAGACAAAGAATTAGAGAAAATCTTAAAAGAATTCAATATCACAAGTTTAGATTTTATTACTGAAGAGAACGCTTGGTTTGTTTTAGAGGACAGAAGAATATCACCTGGCGTTTACAGAATAAAAGATGAAAAGCTTTTAAATAGCACGTTCGAACAACTAGTAAATCCAAAAGATCAAATTAAAGTATTTGATAATGCCTATCCAATAGGTGAAATGTTCGGGCTTGATATTTACGAAGCAACTCATCTTAGATCTAATCAAAAAATATATGTTACAACAGGGGAACTAACAAAATGAGTTTATGGGATAATATAAGAAAAAGACGAGCTATGGGTAAACCTAAGCTAAAGCCCGGCGACAAGAATTACCCAAAGACATTAAATATTGAAGACGCTCCCGCTAACTCCGTAGCGACTGGCGGAGTAGATCTAGCACCTAATCTGGGTAGGGAGATTCCAGTCACAGACCGACGTAGAAAGAAGCAAATGGTTCTTTTAAAACGTTTCAGAAAGCATATGGAAGATAATGGCTAAAGTATACCTATTTTTCATAATAGTCTCTATACTAGGAGGCGTAGGATATGGTGGTTACACTTACTACCTTTGGTCTCAAGACACTATTATGACATTACGTGAGAACAACGTAAAATTAAAATCAGCTGCAGAAACATTGCAAGCTACAGTAGAAGCAATGGCTGCAGATCAGGAAAAGAATGAACAACTAAATAAAGATTTAACTAAACGATTGCAACAATCACAAGTGCACCTTGATAAACTCAGAGGTGCTTTCGCAAAAATTGATTTGACTATGGAGGCATTAACAAATGCACAAGGACTTGAAGATAGAGTCAACAACGCGGTTGGCAGACTTATTGAACGGATCGAGGATGAAACTACTCCTCCTTCTGATGAGCCCACTACTCCTAGCGGGGTGTCTGGGGAACAGGATGCCGGAACCGGAAGTAGTAGTACAGACTGAATATAAGAAACAAGACATTCCAATACAAGAACGACCAAAGGCGGTTAAGTTTCCACCCGTGGATTGGTTTGTTTTAACAGATCAAAACTTTGATCAGAAGATAGCAGAGATTGAAGCTAAAACTGGTAATAAAGTTATGTTTGTTATTACGCCAAAAGGATACGAAAATCTTGCTATAGGTATAGCAGAGCTTCGTAGATATGTAAAAGATCAACAAGCTATTATTGCTTATTACGAAGAAGCGCTTACGGAAGAAGAATGATAGGACCTGAGAGAGTATGCAAGAACTGTGGACACAGGTGCCACTGCTACTCTCCTAATTGTCCTAATTGTATTAATGATGTTTGTGTAACATGTAATTGTGAAGAAGAGAATTATGCTGCTGTTGCGGAAAGCCTTAAAGGCACTAGAATGGACGCTGCATACTACTACATGATCATGGATCAAGCAGATAAAAAAAATCAATAAATTGTTGTATTTTTTTTATTAAAATACCATATATGGTATATTTACAATCTCGCATTTTAATATATAATACTACATGTAAAGAATAAATCAGCAAAAGAAGAGGTACAAAATGGCAACAGCATCTGTTGACACTAGGAAACTTTTGTCCGAGACAAAGTTTTTTGACAGCTATTCTCGTTGGAGCGACGACAAGGGTAGATACGAAAGTTGGGATGAAGCAGTGGATCGTGTGATGAGTATGCACGAAGGTTTTTATAACGACAAATTAAATAAGATTCAATCTTTTATAGAAGAAGCAAGAACTGCTTATAAGGAACAACGAGTACTAGGTGCACAGAGAGCGTTGCAGTTTGGTGGAGAACAGATATTAAAACATCAAATGAGGATGTATAATTGCACATCTTCATATGCAGATAGAGCTGCTTTCTTTGGTGAAATATTTTACATTCTCCTTTGTGGTGCAGGAGCAGGATTTTCTGTACAAAAGCATCACATAGCAAAGTTACCTCAAGTACAAGCAAGAACAAAGCAACCTAAAACACATGTAGTAGAAGATTCAATTGAAGGTTGGGCAACAGCTGTTGACGTCTTAATGTCGTCTTATTTTGCTGATGGCGGTAAGCATCCAGACTATGCTGGTCGAAGAGTTTATTTTGATTTGTCGTTGATACGTCCTAAAGGTGCTAAGATATCTGGTGGCTTTAAAGCACCAGGTCCTGATGGATTAAGGCTAGCACTCGATAAAATCGAACACCTATTACAGTCAATTACAATTGATCGATCAACGCCTGTTTCACTACGTCCTATTCAAGTGTATGACATTTGTATGCATACAGCAGATGCAGTTTTATCAGGTGGCGTTCGTAGATCAGCCACCATTTGTTTATTCTCACCTGACGATGAAGAGATGATGACAGCAAAAACAGGTAATTGGTTTGTAGATAATCCACAGCGTGGACGATCTAACAACTCTGCAGTTATTGTACGAGATAAAACCACACCTGATGAATTTAGTAATATTATGAAATCTGTAAAAGAATTTGGAGAACCAGGTTTTGTTTTCGTTCAGTCTTCAGAACACACGACTAATCCTTGTGTTGAGATTGGAATGTATCCACAGATCAAAGGTAAGTCAGGCTGGCAAGGCTGCAACTTAACTGAAATAAACGGTGGCATGTGTGTAACTAAAGAAGATTTCTTTCAAGCATGTAGAGCAGCTTCAATACTAGGAACACTGCAAGCTGGCTACACAGATTTTAAATTTTTAAGTGAAACATCAAAAGATATTTTTGACAGAGAAGCTCTTATAGGTGCTTCAATAACAGGATGGATGAATAATCCTGACGTATTATTTGATCCAGCCATCCTTGAGGAGGGGGCTAAAATTGTTAAAGAAACAAACAGAGAAGTGGCAAAAGCTATCGGAATTAACCCAGCAGCTAGAACAACGTGCGTTAAGCCGTCGGGCAATGCGTCAGTTCTATTACAAACTGGCTCTGGTATTCATGCTGAGCATTCTAGCATGTATATTCGTAATGTTCAAATGAATAAAGAGTCAGAAGTAACCCAAACAATTCAAAGAATAAATCCACATATGGTAGAAGAATCTGTGTGGTCAGCTGGTGGTACAGACGTGGTGATATCATTTCCAATAGTACCAAAGACTGGTTCTATTTTTAAAGATGAACTCATTGGTGTAGACCATTTAGAAAAAGTAAAACTAGCACAGAGACATTGGGTAGATGCTGGTACTAATGAAGAGCTTTGTGCAGACTATGGCGTACGGCACAATGTTTCAAACACAATTATTGTAGACGATTGGGATGAAGTAGAACGTTATGTGTTTGAGAATAGACATTCATTTGCAGGTATTTCATTTCTATCTGCTATGGGTGATAAAGACTTCAACCAAGCACCAAACACTGCAGTAATTTCAGCTGAAGATATGGTGAATAAATACGGTACAGCAGCAATATTTGCTTCTGGTTTAGTAGTAGATGCATTGAATGCATTTGATAATTTATGGTCAGCATGTGCAACATCGCACGGTATGGGAGATGACTTAACATTGGAAAGTTCTGACAACGCAATGAAACGAGATTGGGTTCGAAGATTCAACAACTTCGCTGATAACTATTTAAATGGTGATACTAAACAAGCAGAGTATTGTTTAAAAGATTCGTATCTTCTACATAAGTGGAACAAGATAAACAAGAACTTTACTCCAGTCGATTGGATTGAAGATTTAACAGAAAAACGTTACACTGAAGTTGATACTATGGGAGCAGCAGCATGCGCAGGTGGTGCATGTGAAATTGATTTTTGAGGAGTAATTTTTATGAGTGTACATTGGAACATAGAATGCGATTGGTGCGATAACGAAACGTATGTATCTTTTAATAGGCCATTTCCAGAACCATCACACTGTCCTATGTGTGGAGAAGAGGTTAGGCCAACACGAGTTCATGGCGATGATGAAGAGATAGAAGAACTAGGTGAAATTATTGATATGGAGTAACATATAAATACATCTGTAATTAACAAGAGATTTATATGTGGCTTTATAATGGAAAAGAATTTAATCCGGCTGAGCATGAAGTAGAAAGCTTAGCCGGATTTGTTTATCTAATAACTGATTTGGATAATGGTAAAAAATATGTAGGTAAAAAGAACCTATGGTCTACACGTAGACTTAAACCATTAAAAGGCCAGAAACGAAGAAGAGTTAAAAAGCTCGAATCTGACTGGCAAGATTACTTTGGATCTAATGAGGAAGTAAAACTTCTAGTAGAAAATGTAGGAAGAACTAGATTCAAACGAGAGATCCTCCGCCTTTGCGAAACAAAGGGTGAGATGAGTTATTATGAAATGAAAGAACAAATTGACAGACAAGTATTATTCCGTGATGATTATTATAATGAATTTATTGGAGGAAAAATTCATAGTAAACATT